GTTAGCAGCGTAGATAGCATATAGCCTGACCAAGCCGCTTAAGCCCTGAGCTTGATTTGCAAAGTCACGAGCACTAGCTCCAGTAGCACCGGCGGTACCACGAAGCGAACCATATTCCATTACTGCCTGCGAACCCACAGGCTGAGCACTTGATGCTGCTTTGCTACCAGGTTGTGCAGCTGCCTTGGCTGCTCCGCCACTAACTTTGATTTTACCCGCTGCATCCGCGGCTTGCTTTAGCTGATCATGTAACTTTTTAGCATCAGCAGTTTCATTTTTGGTATTGCTATCAATCTGCAAACCAATCTTAATATTTTCCATATTTGCTCCGTGCCAATATTTTCACAGAAATTAGCCTTAGTATACCATAACACCAACAAACAGTCAACCCTAAAATTAAAAAAGCCTCAGGACTTTTTTGTCGCTGAGGCTTTTTGTTGTGCTTCTCGTTGTTCTGCGTATATTTTACTGCGAACCGAGTCCAGATGTTTTATTATATTGAGAGCATACAACTGCTCGTAGTCAACTATTTCATATACTTTAAATAAATCAAATATACCTTCTAGTCGCTTACCAAAAAATACACCACTCATGCCATCCCAATGATCTAGTAGCAAGTTGTATAAATTTAGCGTTTGTTGTACCAACTCAGGAAAATCTGTGAAGTCTACAGGCATCTCCAACTCATCGGGTTCCGAGCCAAGCATTTCGCACATTTCAAGGTACTGTTCCTTGGTCATGGAAACTTGTGAGTTTTTGATGTAATTTTCTAGTTTACTGTAGATTAATTCGGTTTGCTCTTGGAAAAGTTTCCCAGGTCTGTTACCTGTTCACTAATAAATGCATCAAAGTTACTGCTGGCTTTCATTAAATATAGTGCATTTTCTTCGCTATATTCCAGTTCAGTTTCCAAGTCTTCATTACCAAGTTCGATTGGAGCTAGTTGTTCCAAATACTTGAGCGTTAGACCACTCCAACCTTTAATTGAAGCTTTTACATAGAGCTCTAGGAATAGCTCATCATTTAATTCTTCAATTGGCTGACGATTTTTAAATGTAGTTTTTGTTGACTTTTTGCGAATATTTTGAAGTGTTTCACGGCTTAGAAAGCAAACACTTACCGTAAACCCAGGCATGCCAGGATATTCTACTTGAACCGTTTTGCTGGGAACTAATAAAGTTTTTAGGGAAAGATTGGACACTTATTTAAATCCTTGTTGAAAACACAAGGGCCTAAACCCTTGTGTTTTTATTGTATTATTAAATATTAAGCGTGATAACGAACTAATAGCTCGCCTGCTTTGGTTAGGTCATATGTACTGCTAGCTGCTGTGGCGTTAAGAACAGAACCTTGTGCATTAAAGCTTATGGCTGTTGAAACCACCTGCTGAACATCTACTGTTGGCACACCAATTGTTACGCTGGGCATTTCCAGTGCTACTTTAACAGTATTAGCGCTACCACCAACATTAACAGTTAATGCAAACATTGGCTCGATAGCTGCAGCATTAGTAGTTTCTGCTAGCAAGTCTTTTAATAGCTCGCCAGTTTCACCACTAGTACCTGTACGTAGATACGCGTTTAGTGTACCGCTAATAGCACGAGTACCTGTATAATAAGTAATTGGACTATTAATAATACCTAAAATAGTAGGGGTAATATAAGTAATATTATTACTAATAGTTATGGAGCCGCCTGTCAATGGCACCGCATAGCTGTCGCCTGCCGAAATATTGGTGCCAATTGCTTTTACTGCTGTTAAACTAACAGTACTTAATTTATTGGTAATAAAGTTAGCACTGGTATCTTTAGCTGCAAAACCGCCAGTACCAACACCAGAACTACCGGAACCACTACCAGTAAATGCGGATGAAGTAGCAATTACTGCTGTATCAAATTGACGCAGTGCTGTAGCTTGACCTGTCCACTGAAGCGTAGCGATCTGATCCAAACCAAAATCAAGTGTTACTTCATTTAGAGCGCAATTATCAACAGCATACATTACGTTATCCACCAAGAATAACATACCAAATTTTTGCAGTTGATTGCGATCGCTTAGGCCGGTGGTTACTTGACTATAGCTAGCATTACTTTCACTCCAAGCAGCTTTGCTATACTTAATTGTACTTGCAGTTACCAACGTAGTAGCTGTAATAGCTGTGGTATGAAAGTTAATAAGCTGTACTGTAATACCACCGGTACCAGAGCTAATTACTTGACCAACAGAGTTAATGTACTTGTCGTAGCCTGAAGGAGTTGTGCTGGTTACACCGCTTAAAACAATGTAGTCATTTACAGTTGGTAGTGTACCGGTAATGGCCGTACCAGCAATAGTAACTAGACCGGCTGCGGTGGCAGTAACACCTGTTACAGCACCAAGACTATTTGGTGTACCAATTGCTGTATCGCACAGCAGTGCATTCCACAAATAGCTTTCTTCAGCAGTAATTTTTGTAGTTTGATTGCGTGGGCGTACATAAGTACTAAAGCTAAAGTCAACTGGTGCTAAGCTTGTATTAAATGCCCGCTGACCGCGCACAGGAGCACTACCTGCTTCGCTAAGAGTTACTGTTTCATTGTTCAGGTTCTGACTAAACGAGAAGCCGTCCAAAACTTGAATTTCAAATAAATTTGAGCTTGAAAAAGCTGTTGTACTAGCTGCTTTAACAACACCTGTAGTAGCGTCTACATTTGTAGTAAAGAATACTCGGCTATTACGTACTAGATTTAATGCCATAATCTTTCCTTTGCTGTAAGATTAATGGAGTATTTGTTGTAAACTAGACCATTATCTGTTTGTTAACACGCTCCATTAAAGTGCATATCGCACTTGTAAATTTATTTCGCCAACGCCATACGGCGCTAGCAAACCTTCGTCTGTGGTAATTGAAGTAACCAAAATTTCAGTAGTGGTTTTACCGGTTGCATATTCAAGCACACGATTATTATCTACTACTAGTTCTAAATCCTCTAGCAACTGTTCTAATTCTTGCTGAGGCTCTTCACCACGCACATAAGCTTTTACGCACACATTTAAGTAACCCCAAGTAAAGTCGCCGGGTAAATAGTCACGTTGTTCTGACCCCGGGGTTACAAACACAGCTGGAAAATCCTGCACTTCATCCCAGAACTTTAATTTAGCGTGTGCGTTATTTGATAAGTTAGTTGTATAAGGGGCTGTACCGTCTAAGGTATTAAACTTAGCGGCTAAAGCTTGGGTGATACTTGTTCGTTTGGTGCTCATACCAATACGCTTCTTAAACGGTTGCTGACTTGTTCGGCAGCGATCTCACGAATTGACTTTGCAATCAAAGTTTTGGGATCTCTGCTGCGGGGGTATTCTTGCCTGCCGCCAGCACTAAATGTGGCGTAAGGGTTTTTCATATAAGTGTAGAAGGCTGTTATCATTCCTTGACGACTCTCGCTTAGGCGAGTAACTTCAACACTTTCTGCGAACCTGCCTGTTTGCAGGTTTAAGACGTCACGGCGTGTGCCGTTGCCCATATTTCTTTTAACTTGTTCTACTAGGTTTGCATTAAGCAAGTTTTGTAGACTAATTAAGTTGGTCTGTTCTTGTGATGTAGCTTGTAATCCATAAGACTTCTCTGCTATAGCGGCTGCTTTAGACAAACCTTGCTTTAATTTAGTTACTTTTTTAATAGTATCTTTAATATTATCTTTGATTTTTTTATTATTTACTTTTATAGACTCAGTAGATACTTTTATTTTAGGTGTTTTAAATTCTTTTTTAGAAACAGACTTTCCATACTTTATAGTTTCTACTAATTCTTTTTGAATTAGGTTAATAAAGCTAGGAGATCCTTGAGCTTTTATTAGACTTTGTATGAAGTCGTCATCTTGTGCTCGTTTTCTAAAAAACTTATCTATTTCTACCCAGTTTTGTGGTGTAAAATAGCGTCTTAAAGCATTGGTTACTGGGGCAGAAGCTACTCCGGAAGCACGATTTGTTTCTTCAGGCTGCATTTCCACAACATATTTATAAGGATTTTTGGAATATTTAGAATAAATATCAACATCCAGTGATTTAATATTTGAAGAAGCTAAATCTGCAGCCTTTAAATCATTTATAATCTGATCTAGTATAGGTAATAGTGCGTCTTTAGTTTTTTGAGCAGTATTACTAGAAGCTAAATTTCTTCTTGTTTGTTCAGCAACATTTGTAGCTATAGAAAATACGTGTCCTCTTTGAAAAAAATCAGTAACTCTGGCTTCTCTTGGCTTTTTTGTTTGCTTATCAATTATCTCAACCTTGGGAATAGAGTCAAATCCCTTTTTTAATAAGTTTCCAATACCGCTATCAAATTCAATTATTGGAAAAAATAGACTATTATCTTTTCTTACTATAACTCGCCTTCTTTTTACAGAAGCTATAAGATCCTGCTTAATTTTTTGTATTTCTTGATCTGTTATAGCTCGGCCAGCTAGCTTAGCACCTATATTAGCTATATCTGCTTCTGTTATTAAAAAAGAAGTTTTTTGTGCAGTTTGTTCTGATGTTCTTAATTCAGTGGTAGTCTGAATAAAAATACTTTTAACAGAATTTTTAAACCACTGAATATAAGCTTTATCTTGAAGAGCAGACTTAAAATCTTCTACGCTCATGAGTAGTCCGATACATACTGATCTAGTACACGGCGAATATTTGCTGGCAAACTGCTAGAATTAATATATTCAACCTTACTACCATTTGTGCCTGGCGCTGTTGCCGAATGCACTGCGCTATCGTTGCGACGGTAGTAGGTAACCAAGTCCATCACGCCCAGCTTTAAGTCTGCGGGTACTGCCTCATATCCGGCTGTATACTGTACACGATATCCTCGTAGTTGTTGCTGCCACTCACCAACTGGAATGCAAGCAATTGAATCATCATGTAAGATCCAGCTAGAATATTCTGTAAGCGCTGTCCAAGTCTGACCATAGTCACCGCTGTACTCTACGGCCAGTACCTGCACAACCGGAGTTTCAGCTAGTATAAATTTTGGCACGCCACCGCTAAAGTACTCGGTTTTGGCCTCGTCGTAGTGGTCCAAAAACCGTCTACGGCAATAAGTTTTTACAAACTCGCTGCACTTGGCAATTAGTGAGTCAATCTCTACGTCATGATTTGTGCTTGTGATGCCTTGATAGGCTTTGTATTCTTGTCTAGTGATTAGTTCAAAAGCCATAACATCCTCTCAATTATCTTTTAAAGCAGACTGTTTTCAATCTGCTTTAAAAGACGGGGAGCTAGTCCCCGTCTACACTATTTCTAGTGCTAAACCTTAGGCTACGTAACGCAGTGTGCTTACGCCAGCACCTTGTGCTGTAGTAACTTGGGTAAGGCCAACACGCATGCTGGCAACCATTACACGACGCTGTGTCTCAACAAGGCTGTCGGTGTCAACACGCAGACCACGCTGATTACCGGCTAAGAAGTTAGCAGGTGCAAAGCACATAGCAGCAATAGCACCAGCACCTTCAGCTTCAAACTCACCACTGACTAGCACAGGTGTATTACCAATGCTACCGATTTGACCGGTTAAGAGAGTTGCGCTGGTACCAACTTTGTCCATTGTCTGGAAGTTGGTGTCGTCAAGCAGATTGTAGTAAATGTCTTGGCTAACAACATATACTAAACCGCTGGGATCAAGGCCCCACAGACCAAGGTCTTTACGGAGTGCGCGCAGTGCGCTAACGCTATTGGCTTTGCTGAAGTTACCAGCGGCAATTGTAGCACCGTCAATATCGATATTAACAGCACTGGCAGCATCATAAGCGGCGATACCTTTTACGGGATCACCATCTGTTCCGCCGGCGCCACGAAGATATGAACGATCAATGGCGCGAGCAATACGGCGAACCATTGCATCACGAATAATAGGCATAAGGGCAATCAGGCTGTCCTCTTCTTCTTCGTATGCCAGATACTCGTTTGTAGCAACCTTATAAGACCGTAAAGTTACTTCTTTTAGCTGATGATTACCAGCTGTACCGCCAGCACTACTATTTGCACCGCTTGTGCTGTAAGGAGTTGTCTGCCCTGTCCAAGTAGCATGACCTGTTTCAGGATTGACAGGAATAGCGATTAAAGGTGCTTGCATCTGGATGCTGCGAACTAAAGGAGCAACTACTAGACGCCGACGAACTTCAGCTTCCATTTGTGTGGAAACTTCTAGTTCCCAGAAATTTGTGGTTGCGGTAGGTGTAGGCTGATGTGCACCAGCTTTTTCAATTAGTTGCTTACCAAACTTGGTATCTTCAACTTTGCGACCCATTGCTTTGGCAAGCAGTACGGCCTTTTCTTTGTCGCCATAAGCAACTGCGTCGCCAGCAGCTTTGTCGCCAAATTGCATTTTGCTACGCTGAACGGCTTCTAATTCAGCAGCTTTTTCTTTAAGAGCAGCTTCTAAACCAGCAAGGGCATTTTTGCTTTGCTCGGCTTGATCGGCTAAACGCTTCTCAACTTCGGCAAGCAGTTTCTCTGCACCAGTAGCACCAGTCTCAACTGTAGCGCTAACAGCGGCTTTGATTTTGGCTTCTAAAGCAGCTTCAGCTTTGACTTTGGCGTCTAATTCAGCTTGAGCGGCTTGTTGTGCTTCTAGAGCACTCTTGGCAGCTTCTTGAGCTGCGGCTTTGGCAGCTTCTGCCAGTAATTGCTTGATTTCTTCGGGATTCATAGTCCATTCCTTGTTTTGCTTGCCAGCATCAAGACCATTTTCTAGCCCTTTAGCTGATTGGTCCTGCGATGCAAATTGCAGTTTAAACGATTCGTATTCCTCGGCAGTTTCAAATGCCTTGGCCAAACTAAAAAGAGTATTTTGATTTGCGGGCACTGCAACTACTGAGATTTCATGTAGTTCCAGTTCTTTGACCACAAATAATTTTGTGGCAGCATCATATTCTGCATCTTTAACACGAAAACCAATAGAAAATGCAGATAGGATACCATCTTTAATTAAATTATAAACTTTTTCTGATGCTGAGCTAATTTTTGCTTTGATCCATAAACCCTGATCTTTTTCAATCTTGTGCTCAACCATACGGCCAACAGGCTGAGTATGGTCGTGAAAAGCTAAAATAATAGGATTTTTTAAGTAGTTTTCCAAACCTTTTTTCCACACAGAGGCAGGAACTACATCACCATGACGATCAACGTCTTGAGTGCTGGCATAGCCAGAGATCATTACAGAATTATCATCAGAATCGCCTGCTTCTGCTTTAAGCATGTCACTGCTTAAATAAAAAGTCTTATTCATTGTTGGCTCCTGGTGATTCACTGGGCCTACCGCCCTGTGCGGGATTTGCTGCGGAACCAGCTATATTAGCAGGTACACGCAACGCATCATTACCCTCAATTGCTCCAAATCGCAACGCTGCACGCGCTTCATTAGGAGTAATAATACCACTGTTTACTAGGGTAGAGTGGTACTGAGCAATGTCTTTTAATTCTGGTTGTAATGCACTAACACTACTTGTGACAGGTTCTACATCATAACCAAAAAATCTTTCTACGCTGGAAACAAAAGTGCGTACAATAGGTAGCACTGTTTCTAAGTAGAATAATCGTAAGTTGGGGCTAATATTAGCGTTATTGCCGCCATTGAGCAAGATAGGTGGAACGCCCAATGTCAGCAAGATTTTTTCTTGATGGGTGCGCATGGCTGCATCAAAGTCCATGTCGCGAAAATTGGTTTGTGCCAGAGGCATTGGCTTTAAGCCGCTATCTAAAATTACTGGTCTGCGTGTTCCTAATTTAGGATTATACTTTTGTAACCAGTGTTGAATTGTTTTTTCTTTAGCTGCCTGCGAAAGTGTATTGTCAGTTCCAAATACTACACCAAACACAGCACCGTTGTCAAAAAAGTTCTTTTGCAGTGTTTGCATGCTGTAGATGGTTTCAATACTTTGACGCGCAGCTGCTAGTCGACTAGTTCCACGATAGATCGACCTGGAACTGGTATCGTGAAAACTAAAGATTTCGTCTACACTAAACTTTATAGTTGAATTTGAGTAGCTATAACCGCTAATAAATGTTTTTTCATCGGTTTCAATATCTACTTGCTGTGCTGGTAGGTGGTAAAGAAAAGCACCATCGTAGTAGATAAAGGCATTACCTTCTAGTAGGAAGTCGGTAAAAATATTACGTCGGAAATCTTGTGCAGACTGATAAGGGTTAGGACGGTAATTAAGTAGATTATTTAACTGTTTTGCGCGAGTTCCTACCACTACACTACTCGACAAACTAGACTTTATATCATAGTCCAAGCTACTAGCAGCCTGTACGATCATGCTAACACCACGATTCACAGCTTCTACACGCTCAAAGGCTTGTTCGTATAGTGGCTGTGCTGTTGTGCTGACGTCCGTACCAGCGTCTAAGGCAATTTGCGGTTGTGCGCGGTTAAACTTCGTGGCAACCCAGCTGGCTAGGTTGTTGAGTATCATGTGAAGTCCTTGAAAAATCCAGTGGTTTTAGCCACAGGTGCTTTGCCCGTGGCCTGATCACGTCGGCGTTCTAGCCAACGTTGTTGCAACGGCACAGTATGTGGCAGTGGACTTTTACCGTAGACGCCATGTAATTCTACATGGTGACGGTTACACAGTGTATATACATCTGTATATAGCTCACGATGGTGTTGAGCAATAAATTCGTCGCGTATGGCTAAAACTCCGGCATCAGTTGTGATATCATAGCCTAGCTTTTTGGCCCAAGTTTCCAACAAGTAGTTTATTGAAGCCAAGTGATGCAGTTCTAGGTCCACATTACCGCCGCAAATAAAACAATGATCAGTTTTTTCGTATGCTGACTTAGCGCGATCACGTATCCACTTGACTGCTACGCGTTTGTTAGTGTTTGTTGACATGGTTTGTACACAAATATTTTAAACCTATTATATCACCACAACTAGCACACGACAACGCTAAATTTTTATACCACGTAGCTGTATATAGCATACCTAATTGCATCGGCCATGTGCGAGTACTGGTCATGTAGTGGACGTTCACGATCACTGTCAATGTCCCAGCGGTACTGGTCAAGCACTTGTAGCACACGTGTACAGCCCGGATCAACAAAAAGGCGGTTTTGCTCAACAATATTTTGCACAAAAGTAATGCCGGGCAACACAGCTTTTTTAGCCCCTACTGTAGCGATATCGTGCACATATGCCAAGTCAGCTGCAAATTGTGCAGCAGCCGAATCAATAAATACAGGATCGCAATTATACTTTGCTAAGAATTCTTGAAATTTTTGACAGTGTTCGGCTGTGGTTTTTGCAGCTGCTTCGTACTCGGCTAGAATCCAGTAGTGCTCCAGTTGTGCATCGTAGCCAATCACAACAAATGCAGTGGCATCACGATAGCCCGGATCACAACCAGCAAAGTACTCCAGTCGCTGCAGTACTTCTGGCAAACACTCGACGACCTGAGTACTGCTATCAAATTGGTAGACCTGACCCTCAAACTCGGTAAAGCTGGCGCAGTATTCCTGCTGAAACTGCTGGCGCGTCATTGACCGCTGTGCTTCTAAAACATCTTTGGCCGACATACGTGGATTCTCCAAGTAGTCAGCTTGTATAGATACCCATTCTGGAAAGCTAGGATCAAATCCACGATTAAAAAATTGCGAAAACCAGTTGTTGCGTCCGCGTGGTGTCGATATAAAAATGGCTTTCGACCCGGGCTTGTCCAGCGTAGGACGCAACTGAATATTAAAAGCTGATTCACCTGCTGAGGTAAGAGCAGCCTCGTCAAATATTATCAAGTCATAGCTGCGACCAACACAACTATCCACGGTTGAAACAGAACCCATGCGTATCGTCGAACCGTTACTAAGCTCAATAATCTTGTCCTTTAAATTATTTCTGGCGATTTCCAAGTCAAAGTGGTCAATAAAGCGACGCTGCAGTTCAAAACTAATTGAGCTAAGCGAATAGTTAGGCGAGACCAGCAATACCGCTGAATTGGGTACTAGGGTAACCAGCTGACCAATAATATTGGCTATGTAGGTTTTGCCCAGCCGTCTGGCAAGTGCGGCGCATACAAAACGATATTGAGGATTGTTAACGGCATTGATTAGTGCTACCTGTGCCGAATTCATTGTATCCCAAGCCCCTAATAATTTCAGGTAGTTTTGAATAGGCAGTTTAATAAATCTACTTGTTGCAGAATACTCTACAATCTGGTCTACTGGTACATCTTCACGACTTGTTATCAGCATCTAGTAACCTGTTAATTAGCTGTTGATAGTTTGATCCGGCATCGTTGATTTGTACATTGACCTGATTTTTAATATGTGTTTCACGTTGCTGCAGTTTTAAAAACTCCAGCTCCATGCCTAGTTGATCCATGGTAAATTTATGTGATAGCGCTAAGAGATCTGCAATGTCCTTGGTGCTGCCGGTTTCCGACAATTCCATGTCTTGGAACTTCTTGGCTATTACCGCGTCAAGTGCAGCACGCAGTTTGTAACGATTATTGAATCCTACGTCACGGAACACTTGGTCAATGTATAAACGTACGTTGTGTTGTGCCAGCACATCTGCAACCAGCTCGGTACTCAGGTCTAAGTTGCTGGCGGTTTGTTGGATCGACTGTGTGTGTAAATAGCAGTCTGCGATTTGCAGATGTTCGGGGCTGATGCGTACAGTTTCTGCTGGTAGTTGAGGTGGCTTCATATAAGAAAATTTTATGTGGATGTGTGAGTTTAGCATGTTGGGGTGTGTGGTGTCTATGCCAGATTTTAGCACCCTGCTGGTTGTGGTATTTGGGTTGTTGAGGCCGTGTGGGAGGGCGCTAGGCGTTCTAAAAATGTCAAGTCCTATAACCGCCCTGTCTACATTTTATTTTTCTATCGACTTGGTTCAGCCCATAGAAAAATACAATGAATAATTTTTGCACAAGCCTGGACAACTGGTGTATTATTACATCACTGCACAGAACACAACAAGGTAAACGAAATGGCATACGACTACTACTACGACGATCGCTATGATGCTCCGGATTTCATGGACGAAGAAAGCATTGTATGGTGGGATCATCTTGCCGAAAGCGTTATCGACTGGATGAATACTGACAAGGAATTGTTTGAGGATGACAGGTACGAGGACGGTTATCCTGTCGAACTTGTGAACGATTACATGGATAAATTTATTGACATTCATCCCGATTTGGTATGCGAACTGTACGATCGTTGGCTCAATCGCTACAATGATCGGTTCAACGATTGATAATTAACACTTGACCCAGATTGCTGATCTGGGTTATAATTTGCTTTCACTGGAGAAAACAATGTTCTATGATCAAGCCGAGTTTGACTACCAAGTAGGCCAGTATCTGTTGCTGGGCATGAACATCACGGATGCGCGCTTGCTGGTGCGTGAGAATGAGCGGCAAGATGAAGCAGAGTACAGACGCTGGGCTGATGAGACTGCGCTAGAGTTTGTGGAATAACCTTACGCTTGCAAGGGGAATCAGATTCCCCTATAATTGTCACTCTACTGGAGAAAACATGAAAGATACTTTTGCAGCCCTGTGCCTTACCGCTAGCCTGATCTTTGCCAGCGCGCTGGTAGAATTGTCCAATAGTGCCAGCCTGCTGGACTATGCCGTAGCAGGTGCTGCCACTGCATTCTTTGCTGGACTGACCCTTTTCTTTTTCAAGGACTAAGCAATGTCGCCCTACATGATCGCACAATGGTTTGTCAATAACCCACAAGCATGGCAGAATTTTGTTGACAATCTTGGCAGTATGCTCAGCAAACAGGAAATGCTCAGGCTTGCATATAGCATTGATGATTTTGCGGTAGGTTATCCTGACGATGACTTGGATGCTGGTGCGGAAGATGATGGCGATGCCTTGGCATCGGCTGGATTTGGCACTGATGAGGACTACGGCGGAGACACCGAGCGGTTGTAATGGTATGCTGCCAGGCCAAGCCTGGCAGGCGC